TAGGATCCATTTTTATGTTCTTAGCTTTAGCAACACTATTTTTTATAGCGTCAGCTTTGCCTTGTTCATAAAAGTGATTAGCAATAGCATCGGGATTCATTGCTGTAAATAAAGATTTATGATAACCCTTAGCATCTGACATTTCATTATTTTCATTCAAGAACTTCTTGACAAAATTATTAATATCACCTTGGGTTTCTTTCACCTCTTCAGCATTCTTCACATTAAACCTATATTTTTTATCACCGATGTTATATTCAAAACCTTTGAATTTATCGTTAAAAACTTGATTAGTTTTATTTAAAAAAGTATCAGTTTGTTTTTTTGCTATTTGTTCAGTTTCCTCTGACTCTTTGTTGTATCTATTAAAGAAGTTTACAGCTTTTTGTTGTTCAGGCGTTAGCTTTGAACCAGCTTTAATTTCTTCATAGTATTTAGACTTTTGCCCGTCTAAGTGGCTTTTAGCGTTGGCAACTTGCTCTTTTAACGCTATTTTCTTTTTCTTTATGGCTCTTTCGCTATCATCTTCTGTTGCCATAAAATTATCTTCTATCAAAAACTCAACCTCGTCATTTGTTAAGTGTTGTTTTGTTTGCTTATAGTATTCTCTAAGAACAGACATGTCGTCATATTTAGAAAAGTCTTGATTAAGACGTACATAATCTTCTAGTGTACCTCCAGTATCTTCCATGAAGTCTACAACTTTTTGTAAATTTTCAGGTAAAGCTTTACCAGTTTCTTGAGCTTCAGCTACAGCTTCTTTAACTTCTTCGGTTAATTCTTCTGTTTGCTCTTTAACTTCTTCTTCAGTAACTTCTTCAATTACTGGAGTTTCTTGTGTTTCAGCTTCCGGTTGTACTTCCTCTTGTTTTTCTGTGGCATTGGCATTTTCATCGACTCCAGCCACTCCCTCGTTGTCAGGGTTATTTTCTTTAGTTTCATCTTGTTTTGGTTTTGGTGGTTTATTTAAATCTACTTTTAAAACACTATCATCATCAGCGCTTTGAAATTTTGTTTCTTCAACTGGTTGTTCAGTTGCCTGTGTAGTTTCTTCAACTACGTTTTCTACGTTTTCTTCCATAATATAATATAATAATAATTAATAATTTTAATCAAAAGATATAGGCTTCAACTCCATGCCGCTACTTATATTATCACTTGTTGATTCAAAGTTTTTAGCACCAGCGTCATTGTTTCTTTGCTCTATCATTTCACTTTGTTGTGTTGCTTGAATTTTAGTTCTGTTATCTTTTCGATTTTCTTTCATACTTTCGTTATCTGACTTAGTTTTAGACTCTAAGTTTTTTAACTGCATATTGTATTCAAACTCTTGCTCCATTAACTGTTTTTTAAACTCTACTTCTGCTGCTTGCTCTTTCATTCTTAAATCAGACTTTTGCATTTCTAACTGTCCTTCAATTTGAGCTTGCATTTGAGTTTTTTGCATTTCAGCTTGAGCCGCGGCTTGTGCTGCTTGTTGATTTGTTTGAGACTGTAACTGCATGTTTCTTTGTTGTAGTTGTTGGTCTTTTTCTTGCTTTCTTTTTCTACGTATTTTAAGCAACTGATTTGCAAGTTTAATGTTTTTAATTTCTCTAAGATCAATAGCATCTTCAAGCTCTATATTTTTTTGTTGTAAAGCCATTTGTATGTTATTTTCTAACATTGCTTTTTCTTCTTCATCTGGCTGTAATTCAATAAATATACCAAAGTCATACAAGTGTAGTTCTTTTAACTCTTCTAGCACAGAAACATTATAAGCTCCAATAGCTTGTATAAATGCGTTTTTTGTTGGAGAGTATTCTATAATATCCGATATTCTAAGAGATAAACACTCTGCAACATCTTTTGTCAAAAACAATCCTGATTGCAATATATGTCTTGTTGCTGTGTTACTATTTGCTGCAGCTAGTTTTTGAACACCTACTAAAGCATTTTTATCTGGCATACTACCATCTCTAGCTTCATTAAGTCCGGTAGTATCTCTTATCATTTGTAAATAATAGTTGTAGTTTGCTATTAAAGCTTGTATTTTATTACCACCACTACCACTTGTTATTTCTTGAATAGGAACTTTACCAGGGTTCATATCACCTTCAGAAGTAAAGCTTCGTCCAATAACAGAACCTGTTTGGAAAAACATGTTTAAAGCTTCTTGTGGATTATAGTTTGTTCCATTACCCAAATCTATTTCAGCAATACCATCAGCGTCTAAATAAACACCATCTGGAACCATACGAGACATTACTTGTTGTAATTTTAAATGAGTTAACTGTATCATATCAGCAAAGCCAGTCACTCTTTTTACTAAAGACTCTATTTTACCTTTGTACATTCTAGGTGCAACAATAGTATAGTTCATTTTTACTTTAGTAAAATCACTTTTAGGTCTCATCATGTTTTTAGACATTTCCCATTTAAGTAACTTATCAGTACCTAGTATTACAGCGCCTTCATATAAAACTTCAATTTTATTAGAAACTTTTTCAAACTCTTCAGTGACTGGTGGATTAAAAGAATCTGTTTTTTCTATTGCTTTCATAGCACCACTACCAGTTTGTTTTATTTTATAAACTCTACTGTTATATGTTTTATAATTAAAATACAAAACTTGAACTTTATTATTGTCATCTTCTCTTAAATCACTTCCGACTTTGTTATAGTTTGTTTGTTTGTGGTTTTTGTTTTGAACAATATCTTTTAATTCTTGTGTACTTAAGTTTGGAAATTGTTTTACTAACTCGTTTATAGGTATCATTTTTACCTCACCAACATAATATATATCGTCAAAATATGGAGAGTCTGTGTATGAGTAAACTAAATTTGTAGGATCAACATAATCAATAACAATACCTTCAGACGTGTTAAAAGAAGTTTTTACAGCGCCAATACCTAAAACAGTAAGATCATAATAAAATCTTTTCTTTATTAACTCGTAATCATTACCATTCATTAAAACATTTATAGCTTGTTCTTCTGCTATTTCAATAGCTTGTTTATAACCTAACTGCATGTGAAGATCTAACTCTTCTTGCGTTTGTGGCAAATCTTCAACAGCTATATTTGTTTTAGAAACGTCTATACCATAGTTTTGCTGCATGACACCGTTTAGCTCTTGAGAAGCCATATCAGCAAGTATATCTTCCATGTACTTAGTTCTCTTATCCATACCTGCATAATCTTGAGAATAAGCTTTAATATCATATGTTCTTTCTGCAATACCGTTTACAACTATATCTACAAACTTAGGTATAATAGGTACTGGTTTCCAGTCTAAATTAAGATAAGATAAATCACCATTTATAGATAATTCATCTTTATACTTCTGTATAGGTTGTTCTCCTCTAGCGTATAACCTTAGTTTGTGAAAATTATTATAATTAGTTCTATACTTGTTAGATCCTCTATCCACATAAAACCATTCGTTTTCTATAGCTTTAGCTATTTTCAACCCATATTCTTTTGAGTTTTTTTCGCCATCACTTACTACTTGGCTAGGAAAATAATTATTCATAACAGACTCTGCCATATTTATTCTTTAATTAATTTAGATGTATTACCATTATTTGAATATCTAGCAATACTTATATTTAGTTTTGGTTTTTCTATTTTAACGTTTGGTGCGTATAAATGCCTGTTGTTAGCCATTATAGCTAAACCAGAACTTATAGATGCATCATGTTTTGTTCTTTTGTTTATGTCAAACTTAGCCCAGTCATTTAGTAATTCATTAAAATAACAATCACCAAAAGTACCATCTTGTGCCATACCAACGTGGTCTTGTATATACATTTCTATAGCTGCTGCATGAGCTTGTTTTATATCTTCACTTGAGTTAGGTATTCCACCAACTTCTTTTTCAGCTGTAGATAATTTATTCCATATTTTATCAGGCCTGTTCATGCTAAAACCTCTGTAACCACGCCTTCTTAAATAATACAATAGACGAGGTTTATTGTTCTCTGCAAGTAAAGGCATCCCGTAAAATACTAGTGCCATTAGAACGTCTTCAAAAAACATCTCTGCGGTTTGTGGCCTAGCTAAATACTCTAAGAAAAATGTATTAGCCGGTGCGTCTTCCATACTAAACTTTGTTAACCCGTGCAAAGCACCTTTAGAACCTACACCATCTACTGTTCCTGATATGTCGTAGCTATCACAACCAAAAGCACCCATGTGCTCATTACCAGGCCATTTAACACCATTTTTGATTATAACTTTATTTTGTATATTTGTTGGTGGTACCCAACTTACTTTAAATCTACCTTTAGGATCTGGATAAAATATTACTTGTGAATCTTTTACACCATTAACCCATTGAAAATTACCTTTAGTAATACCTAATGTGTTAGACATTTCTTCGTTGTAATCTATTTGTTCGTATAGTTTTACTAAGTTAAATATACTATTCTTAGTCTCATCTCTAAACGCGTGTTCAGTAGTTCTTGGAAACTGTCTGTAAAATTCGTTTAGTGCATCTTGATCGCCTTTTAAACCGTCAGCTTCATTTTGCCAACTGTCTATAACACCTATGTCTATTAATTCCCCATGTGGATCGAAGACTTCATGATCCGGAGTATTGAAGACTGGGCTTCCGTGCTCATCAATAAATCCTTCGTAGTTCCACTCCATTGGGATAAAAAGAGAATATAGCCCAGACGCTGTCTGTCCATTTCTGTTTCGCTTAGTAACGTCTGATGCATTATATAGTTTTTTAAAGTTTTCTCCACCTTTGTCTAAAGAGTTTGATGTTGAGCCCATCATACATTTACCTATAATTCTACTACCTAATCGTAAACATGTTTTTGTAACTCGCCAATTATTTAATATATTATCAGGTCTTTCCCACTTACCACTTTCATCATGTACCAGTAACTTTAGTTTTTCACCGTCATAGCTATTGTCACCTGTATTCTTCCAGTCTATAGTTGTATCTAATCCTTCTAGGTCTTCTAGCTTTTCGTTTGTTGTAATTTTCTTTCTAGTGAACTTAGAAGCTGGAACTCTATATGCAAGCTCGGATTTTGGCCTATCCATACCGTCTTGAATAGGACTAAAAAAGAAAGGATAATTAATCGATATAGGTACAACTTTGTCAGTAA